CAAAAAACCCGTCCAAACAGTCGCTTCAGCCACACGCAACACATCGACTGGACGCAAACAAAATCGTATCGAGTTGACACCGAGCGAACAAGCACTAGCTAAAAAACTTGGAGTGTCATTTAAAGATTACGCAATACAAAAAGCGAGGTTACAAAAATCATGAGCGAAACAGATAACAAAACTGAAAATAACAGATCTACTAGAAACTCTGACACTAGAGAGACAAACACTAGGCCAAAAGCTTGGAAGATGCCTTCAGCGTTAGAATTACCAGAGGAAGCTGTAGAATTAGCTAAATCACAAGGTATTTCTTATCGTTGGGTTAGAGAATCTGTATTAGGCCAAGATGATAAAACGAATGTCTCAAAAAGATTTCGTGAAGGATTCGAGGTTGTTAGACCAGATGAGTTACCTGGTTATCACGATTTACCTACTGTCGATGATGGTCGTCATGCAGGAGTAATTGGAGTTGGTGGGTTGATACTGTGCAAAATAGATAAAGAAATCGCAGATCAAAGAAATGACTTTTTTGAACAACAAACCAATAATCAAATGACTGCTGTTGAGAATGACCTAATGCGTGAAGAGAATCCCTCGATGCCAATCTCAAAAGAGATTAAATCAAGGGTGACTTTTGGTGGAGGTAGCAAAGGATAACTTTGTGAACTCTAAAATTATAATTATTTTATAGGAGAAACAAAAATGGCAAATCAAGATGCTGCTTTTGGAATGAAGCCTGTAAGAATGATGGGTGGTTCACCTTATACTGGTGGACAAAGTCGTTATAGAATAGCTGCAAACTACGGAACAAGTATCTTCCAAGGAGATATGGTTGCTCAAGTAACTGGAGGCGGTGTAGAAGTACATGCTGACGGTGGCACAGTTCCTATTGTTGGAGTATTCAATGGATGTTCTTACACTGATCCTACAACAGGCGAACAAGTATTTAGTAATTACTATCCTGCAAGCACTAATGCTTCAGATATAATTGCTTTTGTTATAGATGATCCTAACGTGGTCTTCGAGATACAAGCAGACGACACTTTCCCAGTGGCTGATCTGTTTGGAAACTTTGACATTGTTTATACAAGTTCAGGTAGTACCGTTACAGGTATTTCAGGAGCTGAGTTAGATGTCACAACAGGTGCTACAACAGCGAGTTTACCGATTAAGGCGATTGATATTTCAGGAGATCCTGAAAATTCAGACGTTGCTACGGCAAACACTAATGTTTTAGTTGTTATTCAAAATCATATCATGGGCCAAAAAGGCGCAGGATTAGCTTAATAAGGAGTATAAATTATGGCTATTTCAAGAGCTCAATTAGCGAAAGAACTAGAGCCTGGGTTGAATGCCTTATTTGGCATGGAATACAACAGGTACGAGCAACAACATGCAGAAATATTTGAGACAGAAGCATCAGATAGAGCATTTGAAGAAGAAACCTTAATAGTAGGTTTCGGTAACGCAAAAGTAAAATCAGAAGGACAAAGCGTGGCATTTGACCAAGCATCTGAAGGTTTTACTGCAAGGTACTCACATGAGACCATTGCGTTAGCATTTGCATTAACTGAAGAAGCTATCGAAGATAATCTGTATGATAGATTAGGAGCCCGATACACAAAGGCTTTAGCAAGATCAATGGCACACACAAAGCAAGTAAAAGCTGCGTCTGTGCTTAATAACGCATTCTCATCAAGCTTCACTGGAGGAGATGGTGTTGCTTTAGTGAGTGATTCTCACCCTTTAACAGGTGGCGGAACATTCTCAAACAGACCAAGCACTTACACTGACTTGAATGAGACTTCATTAGAAGATGCACTTATTTCAGTTTCAACTTTTGTTGATGACAGAAATATGGTTATTGCTTTACAAGGAACTAAGTTGATCGTTCCACCACAATTACAATTCGTGGTTGATAGATTGCTACAAACACCTGGTAGAGTAAGCACATCAGATAATGACATCAATGCTATTAGGAACATGGGCATGGTACCAGAGGGTTATTCTGTAAATAACTTCTTAACAGATACAGATGCTTGGTTCTTATTAACAGATTGTCCTGACGGATTCAAACACTTTGAGAGATCACCTCTTTCAACTTCTATGGAAGGTGACTTTGATACTGGCAATGTCAGATTCAAAGCAAGAGAAAGATACTCATTTGGATTTTCAAATCCAAGAGCAGTGTTTGCGTCTCAAGGTGCATAATCTCTGTTGATTATCTAAGGGAGCTTCGGCTCCCTTTTTTTTTGAATAAAACTAATATACAATCAAAAGTCTAGGGTTTATTAACTTGTTCTATTAACTGACCTAGCAGACAAGCCAAGATAATAGAACTTATTTTTCGGGAGAAAAATTATGGCACAATCGACTTTTAGTGGACCAGTTAAATCACTAGCTGGATTCATCTCAGCAGGTAACGCATCAGTAGTTAGCCTAACAGCAGACACTACTCTTACAGTTGCCGCTCATGCTGGAAAAATATTAACTTGTAATGATGCAGACGGTAAGTTTACTTTACCTAGCATTGTAACTACCACTCCATCAACAAATGAAGATCCTAACCAATTAAATAACTTAGGTGCTTCTTTCTTCTTTGTTGTAGAAACTGCGGCTACAGATATGGATATTCTTACTGATGGCACAGATAAATTTGTTGGTGGTTTATATACAGGTGTAGATGACAATACTGGTAAAACTTTTATTTCAGCTTCATCTAATGATGTTATTACTATGAATGGCTCTACCAAAGGCGGATTAGCTGGTAGTATCGTGAAAGTAACTGCTATGGCCTCAGCTAAATATGCTGTAGAAGGTATTATTTTAGGATCAGGAACTTTAGTAACACCATTTGCTGACGCATAAGGAGTAGCTCATGGCAGATACAGTAACTTCTCAAACTATTCATGATAGTGACAGAGTAGCGATATTAAAGTTTACTAACGAATCTGACGGCACGGGTGAATCTTCTGTTAAAAAAGTTGATGTTTCAGCTTTAGCTAAAAACAATTTAGGTGAGTCTTGCAGTAGAGTTTCTATATCACGTATATACTGGGCAACCAGAGGTATGGGTGTAGATATAGAGTTTGATGCGAGCACTAATGTTTTAGCGATACCATTACCAGCAGATAGCACAGGAGATGAATACTATGATTTATTTTCTGGCATACCTAATAACGCAGGATCTGGTATAACTGGAGATATTGACTTTACAACAGTGGGTCATTCAAGTGGTGATGCTTACTCTGTTATTTTAGTTTTGAATAAAAGCTATTAATGAATGGTTGTAAAAAGAAGAAAAACTAAAAATATACGTAGGACAGTTGGTAAGGGCGGTAACTTCCGCCCTACCAAGTCTGGTGCAGGCATGACCAAAAAAGGTGTGCGTGCGTATAGAAAAGCTAATCCCGGTAGTAAATTAAAAACAGCAGTAACTGGCAAAGTTAAAAAAGGTAGTAAGGCTGCTAAAAGAAGAAAGTCTTACTGTGCTAGATCATTAGGACAACTCAAACGTAGTTCAGCCAAAACAAGAAACAATCCTAATTCAAGAATTAGACAAGCAAGAAGAAGGTGGAAATGTTAAGAAAAATAAAAAAAGTATCAAGACAGCTTAACAAAGCATCTAAATTACACAAAAGACAATCAAACGTTTTAAAAAAATTAGTTAAAAATGCCCAAAAGAAAAGACCCAAAAGTAGGAACAGGAAAAAAACCAAAAGGTAGTGATAGAAGACTATACACAGATGAAAACCCAAGGGATACTGTTTCAATTAAATATGCAACTGTTCAAGATGCTAAAGATACAGTTGCTAAAGTAAAACGAACTAGAAAACCTTTTGCAAGATTAATACAAATATTAACTGTAGGAGAGCAAAGATCTAAGTATGGAGGCAAACCAAAGCAAGCTGAAATATTTAGAAGAGGCAAAGATGCGATTAGAAAAAAACATGGTAGAATAAAATAATGGCAAAGAAAGCAAAAAGCGGTGGCAAGATTTGTCCAGCAGGTAAGGCTTGGGCAAAAAGAACTTTTGATACATACCCTTCAGCGTATGCAAATATGGCTGCGTCTAAATATTGTAAAGATCCAAACTATGCCAAAGGTAGTAAACGTAAAAAGAAAAAAATGAAAAACGGTGGACTTGTTAATATAAGAGGACAAGGTATCGTTATGAAAGAAAGACTCAGATAATGGGACAATTAGCTGAGTGGAGAAGACAAAACTGGGTGCGTATAGGCACAGATGGTTCTATCAAAGGCCCATGTGGTACAAGTAAAGATAAAAAGAATCCAGATCGTTGTTTACCAAAATCAAAAGCACAAAGTTTAAGCAAAGCAGAAAGAGCAAAAACTGCAAGAAAGAAAAAAGCAGCAGGCAGAAAAGGTAAGACTGTTGTTGCTAATACTAAAAAAGCTAGAGTATCCATGAAAGACGGTGGAGAAGTTAGAAGAATTGCAAGAGGTTGTGGTAAAGTAATGAGCAACAGAAGAAAGAAAACCAAATATTCATAGGAGTGAATAATGTATAAAAAAACTAAAGGCTATGCTAAAGGCGGAATGGTCAAAGGCACCAAATATATGGCTAAGGGTGGTTCTATGAAAGGAACTAAATACATGGCCAAAGGTGGTGCAGCCAAGAAGACTAAGTATATGGCTAAAGGTGGAGCCATGAAAGGTACAAAATATATGGCGAAAGGCGGTGCTATGAAAGGCACTAAGTATATGGCTAAAGGTGGAAAGGTTTAGTAACTTTTTCACAACAACAAAGGAGAGAGCGTTTTGTCATATTTGATTTCAAATATACCTCAGTTTAAATGCTGGGTAAGAAAGGAATTTACAGCCAACCACAGCAATTATCATGGAGAGTATCTACATGCTCTTGCTATTGCTGTTAATACTATTCCAGATAGATCACTAAGTTTTCAAGTAGTTTTTACCGGGTGTGAAATAGATGATGAAGAAGACGCACCAAATGTTCATGGTGGTGCCATGTGGGCAAGAATGCCTATTCAAGCTTTAGTTGCAGACATACCATTACAAGATTGGCCAACTCCTATGGAAGATCATTTAGCACAACCTTGGGATTGTCTTAGTCATCATCATTCTGTTGTTACTATGGATAGAGTTAGTTCATCACCTTGGCTTTGTAAGATAGGTGGAGACTTCTATACAGGTAAATATTTGTTCACGGTGGATTACACAGAAAATTCAATAGCTGATGATTCTGCTCAACATAAGCAATCACATGTGTTATATTTAACAGACGCTGGTGAATATACTGGTAACTTTGTAGCTTTACCTAATAACAGAGTTAGGGCTACAAACCCTGCTTTATGGCGTGTTGGAGAAGGAGCACCAGACTTTATGCCTTCACAATGGATACATTCAGCAGAACAACATGAGAGTTATATGGATCCAAACATAACATTTAACAATCTATATGCTCCAGAGGAAGACTAAATGGCGACATCAAATAGCACTAATTTTGAACCAGATGTAACTGAGTTTGTTGAAGAAGCCTTTGAAAGGTGTGGGCTAGAGCTTAGAACAGGTTATGATCTTAAAACAGCAAAAAGATCTATAAATCTTATGTTAGCTGAATGGGCAAACAGAGGACTTAATCAGTGGACTATAGAACAAGCAACTCAAACTGTAACTAAAGGCACTAATCAATATACTTTAGATTCCAACATTATTGACATATTAGACTGCTCATTGAGAAGAGACACTGACGGAACTAATCTTGATCTGCAAATGACAAAAATTAGCAGAAGTGAATTTTTAAATATTCCAACTAAATCTACTCAAGCTAGACCTAATCAATTTTTTTTAGATAAACAGCTTAGTCCTGTTTTGAATATATGGCCAACACCAGAAAACAATACTGATGTATTAGTATTTAATAAGTTAGTGAGAATGGACGATGCTGATACGGCTACCAACACTATGGACATGCCGTTTAGATTTTATCCTTGTTTTGCAGCAGGTCTTGCTTATTACATAGCTATTAAAAAAGCACCAGATAGAGTAGTTATGTTAAAACAAATGTATGAAGATGAGTTTGAAAGAGCTATGTCTCAAGACGAAGATACCGCCTCTTTTAGAATATCGCCTTACTTAAGAAACGGATACTAATATGGCATACGCTAGTGGTAAATACGCAATAGCTGTTTGTGATAGGTGTGGATTTGAATACAAATTATCTCAACTAAAAGAAGAATGGAATGGAGCAAAAACTTGTAGAGATTGTTTTGATCCTAAACATCCACAACTAGAGCCATTACCACATGTATCTGATCCTGAAGCTTTATATAAACCAAGGCCTAACACTGATGTTGGTGTTGGAGAAGGATTTGTTGTTGTTACATATACAGATATTAAAAAGGGTAATTGCATGGATCCAAATATTATTGGATCAAATTTTAAAGTAGATGGAATAACAGGTTCAGTTGGTTCTCCATCAATTACTACCACTGAAGTAACACCAACACCTACTGCTGAGCCAACAGGAGTTAGTGCAACAGCAAGCTTAGGATCAGTCACTGTATCAGCATCTTCCACTACACTTTATGCAGTAACAGTGGCAGAATATTCAGGTGCTAATTATTTTTATATCGATGGGGTTAGAGCTCCTACGCTAAGCTTAACAGAAGGTAGAACTTATCAATTCGGTCAATCTGATAGTAGTAATGCTACACATCCTTTAAGAATATCTACAACCTCTAATGGCACGCACGCTGGTGGATCAGAATATACAACTGGGGTAACAACTTATGGCACTCCAGGCAGTGGCGGTGCTTACACTGAAATAACAGTTGCCTCAGGTGCTCCAACACTTTATTATTACTGTAGTAATCACTCAGGTATGGGTGGACAATTAAATACTTAATATGACATTAACAGAACTAAAAACTTTAATACAAAACTATACTCAGAACACAGAAACTACATTTGTATCTACATTAGATGACTTTATTAAAAATACTGAAGAAAGAATATTTGAATTAGTGCAGTTTGATTTTTTTCGTAAAAATGTAACAGGTTCATTAACAGCAGAGAATACTTATCTTACAACACCTTCAGATTATCAAACAAGTTTTTCTTTAGCGGTTATAGACAGCAATGGAGATTATCATTACTTAGATAAAAAACATCCATCATTTATGCGTGAATACTCGGTTGATCCAACAGATTCAACTTTAAGAGGTCTACCAAAGTATTATGCAGATTTTGATAAAGAGCTCTCTACAGCGACTAATAACGGCTCTA